TTTGTATTGCAGGCAACGGTAATCTTGTCTTCTTAAATGAAGCAAGAATTCTATCTATCTCTTTTGACTTATTAACATCTGAGCTCTCAACCCAACCAATTAATTCTGCTGGCTTGCCAGATACTGGTGACTCATATGTTTGCTCTGTTGAAATAAAAACAGAGTCGCTTTCCTCACAATAAAAAATGTTTTCTGTTACAACCTCTGCGGCCATACCTTTAAATACTAATTGTCCATTTACTTTCTGAATAGAAAGAATATTGCATAATTCATTTGCTGGAGAGTCTACAATTGATAGCTCTAGCAAATCATATTCTTTAATAAATCTAACTGTTTGTCCTGTTGCTTTGTTTACTTCATTATCGGAGTCTTTAATTTTTCCACCGATTGAAAATCCTTGAAGTGTGCCGTCTAGAACTTTCTCCCAAGTATCTTGTGCGCCCTTTGAAATATATGCATCTACATATACTCCGTTAAAAAATTCTTTTGATTTTGGATCATAGTATGTTTCTGGTTTGAATGAAACTACTTTACCTACTGCCATTGGCTGGTGCATCTCACGAAGGTTGCCTCTAAAATTTTCAAATGCTTTCATGCTTGCATCTGCTGTTACAACATCACCAGTCTGATCAATATTATCTAGTGTTGCAAATCCTGATACTGTTCTCTTTTCACGATTAACTTTTGTGAATGGAACAGATAAAACAATATTTTCGCCATTAGACGACCAATTGGATTTTTCAATATTCATATGCTTAATTTTATCTTTGTATATATAAAAAGGCAAATAACTAGTTGCCTAATAATTAAGCGGTGACTCTACCCTCGCCTTTTGGATTTCTAGCCTCCCCAGAAATATCTGGAGAATTGGCGTCTCGATCCTGAGTTCTTTGTCTAGAATTCATGGCTTGTGCAGTTTGCTCGGCAGCCTGTTGTGGCTTTAATTCAACTATAGAATCTCCCCCGTCAATAGGGACCATTCCTTTTCTAATTCTTACCTCATTAGGGGTAATTACCTGCATTCTTAAATATCTTTCATCAATCTTAGATTGAGTATCTTCATCGGTTAGAGTTAATTCATTAAACTTAATTAATAATACGTCAGTCTTTTCCTCAATAATTTTATTTAATTTCTTTTCTAAAATATCTTGGGCTGGACGACATACCTGCTCTTTAAACATTTTATCGGAATCTCTGGCTGAAGCTAAATTGACTCCTTCAGGTAATCCAATTTTGCTAATAGGGACTCTATGAGCCAAAAGGATCTCATCTCTATTTGATTTACGATATACGTTAAATGAAGACTCTTGAGCATTTGCCTCAATTGGCTCCATTTTAAATTCTACCTTTGAGTCAGCGCTATCTGCTGGAAGTGGAACATATAGGGATCTATGGTTTCTGCCCTTTAATCCGACTTGAAAAAATTCTAATAATTTTCTTTCTGACTCTGGTGAAAGCTTTGCACCCTTTACTGTGATGATATATCTAGGCACCGCCTTATTTTCAAAGTAATCAAGGTTGTACTTTCCAGCAAATTCATTACCTGCCATTGCATTTTGTGCTGCAATAATATCTGCAATGCCATAGTAGTTATTCATTGGTGTATATTTCTTTAAATGAATAATTTCGTTTGGCCTATCTGATCCGTCTGAAATTGGATTAGGTGTTTCTTGATCTCCAAAGTTGCGGAAGAATACTGCCTTGCCATAAAGCAATTGAATAAATCCATCACGCAAACGGCGAACACGCATTGTCTTAGAAGGAATATGTCCAATATATCCAATGTTTCCTGCGCTTGTTCTACCTATTTCAATATAGCCGTTGCCTGTTGCTTCAAGATCTACATATGCCTTTATTAAAGTTTCTGTAAATGTTTCTTCCTCATTTACTTCTTCTAGCCAGGCTTCTAGATCTTGGCGAAGTTTATTTAATTTGCGACGTGCTCTTTCTAATTGTCTATCGTCTGTAATATTATCTAATGCTTCATTTGCTTTTCTAGTTTCTACAAATGAAAATCCTAGTCCAACAATGTTTGCTACCTTTGCATTAATTGCTGCATAGTTATACGGAGAAAATTCATAAATCCTGGAAAGATATTCTAGATTATATGGAGGTTCAATAAGATCGAACATGGCATAACCAGTAACGGCTTGTGCCATTAAGTTTTGCTGTGTTGCAGTTCCTTCTTGTCCTATAAATCTTTTTTGTAGATCTCTTGAAACTTTACGACGGAATGAAGCGCCAAGACCATTTACTTTCTTTAACTCTTCGCCTTCAATTTTAAATGGATCATTTACTACCACTGGTTTGTTATTAAATTTAATCCAATCAGATTGATCTGATATATTTATCTGACTAGTATTATCTTGATCGTCTTCAATAAATTCCATTTACTTAGCCCCTTTTGCTGCTCTCATTTGATCTTTGTATTCACCTATGTCTAACGGATCTGGTGTTAGGCCCCACTTTAATCTTTGTTGCTGATACTCATATTCTTCGTCATCAATTTTTCTACGTCCTGCTAAAAACTTTGGTTCGCCTCTATTGATGCCATAATGAGCAACAGCTTTTCTTAATTGCTCTATTTTTTCCCTATTACCTTTTTTAGAGGTTACAGATAGGTAGTTTCCTTCATCGTCGCCTACCCATTTTCCATCAATTTCCCAGACATAAATTCCTAGGGTAGTTTCTTCTACAACACTCTGCTTAACTCTTTTAATATCCATCAGGTATTTATTTTACCATTCTTTTAAGATAAAGTCCAGATTTTGTCCTACTCTGTGACAAAATTAACTGCTTTGAATTAAAATCCAGTCATTATCATATATGTCAAGGGTAGATTCTGTCAGAGTGACGTCAGAAGTATTTGCATATACTGATTCGGCTGCATTTTGAGTATATAGGTTATAATGATTTAAGGCTTTTGTTGAAGTAAAGGCTGTAGGGTAGAATATAATATTTTTATATAAAGCTTCTTCTGCCCCGTATAATGATGAATTAAATTTAATATCGGCAGAGATGGGCTCTGTGTAGAATATAACTACATGGTGTAATTCATTTAGGGTAAATACGTTTGATACCGCCGTTTCAGAGGTTTTATTAACCCCATTGACGTAAATCGCTGCGACGTTGGTTTTAGAGACCGTTCCTGAGTTTCTCCATGAATAGTTAGAGGCGGCATATGTTGTGTCCGCTAATGACGATATAAGGCCGCTATCAGCGTATGAGGTGGGGGTGTAGAAAAACTCTACAGTCTTTACCAGCATATCCGTATTTATATTAAATCCACCGTCTACCTGACACCTTAAACCATTTCTATAATCCCTAGATAAAATATTATAATTTTTTCTGCCTAAATAATATTCTTCATCTACGGGGGTCAAAGGGTTTCCTGAATTGTCTGCCCTTAAATTTATAGATCTAAAAAATGATATATTGAGATATGTTAGTTTAGGTATATACTTACTTGCATCTGCAGTGGTTAAACTAAACTTAATATAAAGAATTCCACTAGAGGCAAATGAGCCATTTGCATATTGTGGGATATTCTGACCATTAGTACATGCGGTATAGGTTGATCCATCTGTACTGGTTTCTACTACAATTCCGTTTTCCCCGCTCCATTCAATTTTTGAATATTGAATTCCTATATTTGTAGGAAAGACAATATAGTCTGAAAATTCTGCAGTTTTTGCAGTTACGGTGGAAGAAGGAATAATAGATATTGATTGTTCTTCTTTATTAAATACAACGTCGTCGTTTGTAAAGTTTTCCCAAGATTTGCTAAATGGGTATGAGTATTCAAATGTCCTCATTAAATTTTCATCATGCAAAGAGAATAGAACCCCTTGTTCTGGGGTGGCCAGTTGAATAGGATTTATTGGCTGTCCATATACAAAATGAGAATATACAGCTTCTTGTTTAATAGCATATCTATAAAGGGCTATTGCATCAATTATAAATGAATCATTTGCATTTGCCGTCGGTCCAGATTGAAATGTAGTGGATGTATTAGATAGGGTAATTTCAGATGTTATTGGTTTATAAGAAACAATAATTCCGTCACAATAAAGCACTAAAGCATTTACTGTATATGAGGCCACTATATGATAAGCTTTTTTAAGATATGGAAGGGTATAGTATATTTCTTGTCCACCTACTTTAAATAAAATACTTCCTTTAATATAATATAATCCTACCTCGCTTGTAGGGTCTGCAAATATTCTAGTTTGGTTAGTTGTAGTTATTTTAGGATAAAGCCAAAGCTCGATTGAAAAGTCATTATCTAAAGAATACTTATCTGCTATATTGCCTCCAGAGGCTGCTCCAGAATAATCATTTAAAATTGGAAAAGATATATTTCTAGTTGAGGTTATATTTGTTCCAGTAATTCCACCTGGTACTAAAGGTACAAGCCCTGTAGTTAATCCACCAGTATATGTACCATTATTCCCACATCCAGATATGTCATTGGCGGTAGTTCCAGATGTTTCATCCAGCATCCAAAAACCAACTGGGGCATCTTTAATTACTTTTAGTTTATATGACATATTTAGATTATACCTTAACTTGAATATGTAGTAAAGTAAAAATTAGTAAGTAATGCTTCCAGAAGCTGTAAATTTATAAATATGATAAGAGCCAGAAGTAGTGTATGTTGGACTTCCCGTAGTAGATGCTGCTGCTTGTAAAGCACGAATAATAACTACTCCTGAACCACCTGCTCCACCTGAACTTTGAGCAGCTCCACCACCACCACCGCCTGTATTAGCACTACCAGAAGTTCCACCAGTACTGTTTATATCGGAACCTGTACCACCACCGCCTTGACCTCCAGGAGGCAAAGGTGAAGTATACCTACCACCTCCGCCACCGCCTGCGTAATAAGTTGATGTACCAGTTATTGAACTGGCTAAACCATCTCCACCTTCAGCGTTTCCATCTGTGTCACCAGCCTCGCCTGCACCACCACCGCCGCCACTATAAAATGGTGTAACCCCAGGACCACCATTGCCACCAGCAAAACCTTGTGTTGGAGAACTTGCACTTCCTCCTACTTGGGTAACATTATTTCCCCTACCACCACCGCCTGAGCCACCTGCTTTACCATTTGGAGCTGAAGCATCTCCTCCACCACCCCCGCCAGTAGATATTATGGTAGAAAATTCAGAATTGCTTCCATTATTTCCTCCAGTATTATAAGAACTTTTAGCAGCGCCTCCCCCGCCTACAGTAACAGTATAACTTGTGTTTACTAATGCAATAAAAGAAGATTCGGCACTGCCCCCGCCACCAGTTAATTCACCAACAACATTACATCTATAACCACCTGCACCACCACCAGCACCAGCATCTCCTCCACCTGCACCACCACCGCCAGCGACAACAAGGTATTCAACATTTACACCTGGAACTGGAGTTACAGAACTGCTTGGAGAGCTTGCTACTGAAGTTCCTGCAATATTATGTGCTTTTACTGTAAATGTATAAGCAGTATTATTTGTTAAACCAGTAACTGTAGCAGTTGTTAAAGTTGTTGATTTTTTAATATTACCAGGATTTGAAATAATTGTATATCCTAGAATTGTAGATCCACCATTATCTGATGAAACATTAAATGATACAGTTGCTTGTGCATTTCCTGCTGCAGCAGTAACATTTGTTGGAGCAGATGGAACTGATATATTTGAATCTGTTGGGGTAATGCTTGAAATGCTTGTGCTTCCGCCCAAAGAAACGGCAGAGCCATTAATAGTAATACTAGAATTAGTTAAAGCATTATTAGGAATATTAGTTAGAGTATTATCTGCACCGCTAATAGTTTTATTGGTTAATGTTTCTGATCCCGCCAAAGTTGTAAAATTGCCATCTGTTAAAGCTGTATTAAATTGAGCGGTAGTACCAGTAATAGTATTACTTCCCAAGGCTATTGTTTTATTAGTTAATGTTTGTGCTCCATCAACTGTAAGGGCATTAGGCAGGGCGGAACCAACAACTTGCCATTCTGTTCCATCCCAAACTCTAATTATTTTAGCCATTATATCTCCTTATGCGTTAGATATTCCATATAGATATGCGGTACTATATTCAGCAATATCTCCACCATTTACATATAATTTAATTGAAGTAATAGCAGAACTATCTGACCATAATCCAGCAGTTAACATTTGATAACTTTCTGTTGCGTTATATTCTGAAACCGAATCTATACTTACTGATTTATTATTTGAACTAGTATAGTTTGGAATATACATTTCACCACTACCAAAAGGTGGAATACCAACACTTGTAGCAGCTAAAATATTTGAAGCATTTGAACTTGAAGCAGACGCTCCATTTCCTTGTAATCTTCTATGAGTTCTATTTGCAGTAGTATTATTAAAATCTACAAGTATTTGCCAAGCACCAGTAGATTCTTCTTTTGTTGAAAATTTAACTATTAAATCTGTATATGTTTGAGGAATAGAATTAAATGTTATGCTAGCCGCACCGCCTGAGCCTACTGTTACTGAATTAATAAGTTTATAAGTTGCCATATTATGCCTTTAGTATTCCGTAGAGGGTAAAGGTTGAGCCTGAAACAAATTTTGCTGAAGAAGCAAAATAAAATTCAATCGTATTTATTGCATTTGTGCTTCTCCATAAACCAACTCCCATATTTAATTCTACACCTGCGTCATTGTTTCGTATTAAAACTGTTTTATATGTTGTTGTATTTGCATAGTTATTTATCTGATGGATTGCAACTTGTCTGCCTGTACTGCCACCAATTAACCTATAACCTGCAAAATAATTAGTATTTTGATTTCTATCGCTTGATGCGCTAGACCCCTGTGCGCTTGCAAAAGTAAACGAATAATTGGTGTTAGTATCAATAGTATTTGAACTACCTACTCGTAACCTAAAATCTTGATTAGCAGTATCAAATGCGTAACTTGAAACAACAATTAAATCGGTATAAGAACCACTAATAGAACTAAAATTAACTGTACTTTGATTACTTGCCAAAGTAGTTGTCGCTATCTTGTCATATGTAACTGGCATTATTACCCCTTAATTCCGTATAAACAAAATGTAGAGTGTTGAGTCCATAAAGGTTCACTCATTAAAGTAATTGAAGTTATTGCTGAATTACTAGTCCAATTAGTACTACTTAAAGAAATTCTTCCTGAACCATTATTATCAAAACCTGTTAGACAACGATAAGTTTTAGACTTATTTGTATTAGTATAATCTAAAATATCCATAATTGCAACAGCCCAGCCATTTTCTCCCGATGTTGGTGCCCACCAAGCTTGTCCGTTATAGTTTGGACCAGCTTGTGCTGCTGCGCTAGATCCATCACCATATAAGTTATGAGATGAATAGTTAGAAGCAGAATCTGAGTTAAATCTAATTCCATAATTAACTGTACCAGTACCAGAATAACTGCTCTTTCCCATACATCTAATTTGTAAATGCGTATAGGTTTGAGGTATTGAACTAAATGTAATATCTGCAGAGCCTCCTGCACCAATAGTAAAGCTTGCTATTGATTCATAATCTCCAGATACTGCTGGTGTTACTGAGCTACTTGCAGAACTTGCTAAAGAATTGCCATTAGCATTTGTTGCAATTGCTGTAAAAGTATATGCTGTCCCATTTGTCAAACCTGTTACAACTAACGGTGATGATGCACCTGATGCTGTAAGGCTTCCTGGAGAAGATGTTACAGTATATCCAGTAATTGCAGAACCACCTGTTGCGCCTGCGGTAAACGCCACAGACACTTCTTCGCTACCTGCAGTAACTGAGTCAATTGTAGGAGCTTGTGGTACGGTAGTTGCAGTAACGCCTGATGAGGCGGTAGATGCAGATGATGTACCAAATTTATTTGCTGCAACGACAGTATATGTATACTGTGTTGAAGATTGAAGACCTGTTATTACTAATGGGCTTGAAGAACCTGTTGCTGTATAAGAGCCTGGAGAAGAGGTAACTGTATAGGTAGAACCTGTTATTGTTCCCGCTGTAAATGCAATAGAAGCCTGACCATTATTATAAGCCCGCCCTGATCCTTGATTTGTTGCAACTACTGAAGATGGTGTGCTTGCTGCTGCACCAACTGCAGTCCAGACTGTTCCATCATAATGTTCAAAATATCCAGTTTCTGTATTTGCATATACATCACCATTTGAAGGTGAGGCGGGACGAGAAGCAGTATCTCCTCTTTTAACATGTCCATTAGCTGTTGTATTATGTGAAGATATAGCGGAGGCTACTTCAGCATCCGTTGCCGCATTTGTATTTGCGCTAAATAAGTTTGCTATATCTCTGATTCTAGACATTAGAAAGTTATACTCCCACTTCCTGTAAATTTATAAATATGATAGCCACCTGAAGCTGTGTATGTTGGAGAACCTGTGGTTGAATTAGCTACATTATTACATTTAAGAACTACAATTCCTGAACCACCACTACCTGAAGTAACATCATCCCTGTTTCCACCACCACCGCCACCAGTATTGCTAGTTCCACTCAAGCCACCACCTGAACCAGAAACTCTTCCATCTCCGCCACCTCCTAATCCTCCAGAACCAGCAACAGCGTTTCCACCTCCTCCGCCACCTCCAGCCAAATAGTAATTTCCACCTGAAAGTTGTCCAACTTGTGCAATATTTGTTAAAGAATTAAATACTCCAATCCCACCACTTCCTGCAATGCTTGGATTTGCGTTTTGCCCAGATCCTCCTGCTCCTCCGCCACCTCCTGAATTATAATTGCCTCCACTAGATCTATTAGATCCAGATCCTCCGTTATTTCCTTCTGATGGATCATATCCACCTTGATTTCCAAGACCTCCAGCTCTATCACCTTGACCTTCCGTTGTGCTACCTCCGCCTCCTGAGCCACCATTTTGACCAGTTTGTCCTGAACCAGAAAAATAAGCTCCGCCACCTCCACCGCCAGTTGCAGTTACTGTAGTAAAATTATTTCCAGATATATAAGAATTTATTCCTTTTCCTCCAGTAACTCCTATTGAAGTTCCTCCCGCTCCTCCGCCACCAACTACAATTGTATACTCTGTGCTAGGATATAAAATTTGTGATGTAAAATATCTAAATCCTCCAGCTCCTCCTGCTCCACCAACAACTCCAGCTGCTCCTCCGCCACCAGCAACCACAAGAAGATCAACATTAGTTGTGTTTTCTGGAGTAACACTGCTACTTGCCGAGCTTGCCTCCGAAGTTCCATTTGCATTTGTTGCAGTTACTGTAAATGTATAAGCAGTATTATTTGTTAATCCTGTTACAGTTAAAGGTGACGATGCACCTGATGCTGTAAATCCACCTGGATTAGATGTTGCAGTAAATGATGTTATAGCAGATCCACCAGTAGCTCCTGCTGTAAATGCCACAGATGCTTGTGCATTTCCACCAGTAACTGAGCCAATTGTAGGTGCTTGGGGCACTGTAGTTGCAGTAATTGCGCTACTTGCAGATGAGGCAGAAGATGTTCCATAAACATTTGATGCGGTTACAGTAAAAGTATAAGATGTATTTGATTGTAATCCTGTTACAAGGATCGGCGATGAGGAGCCAGTATTATAGTAAGAACCTGGAGAAGATGTTACAGTGTAAGTAGATCCTGGCACTGTTCCTGCTGTAAATTCAACGGAAGCTCTGCCATTATTGTATGCCCTACCAGTTCCTGAGTTTGTAGCAACTACGGATGTTGGTGCAGTTGGATCTGCTCCAATTGGAACCCATGCAGTTCCTTCATAAAATTCTGGATATCCTAATTGTGTATTTGAATATATATCGCCAGATACAGGTGATGCTGGACGGGAGGCGGTATTTCCTTTAGGTATGCCACTTAAACTAGAGGTACTAATATCTGCCATTATCTCACCGCCCAACCATATGTGTTACCTGTAAACACTAAACTTGTCCATCTACCATTTTGATCAATAATTAAGTTTCCTGCATTTCCATTAATTAATTTTCCATTACGGGCTACTGTTATATTATACGTTACCGCATTTCCTGATGCATCAAATATCTCTATTTGATCATTTAATAGGGGGGATGATGGAAGTGTTAAAGTTAGAGCGGAAGCAGATGTTACAAAATATCTTGTAGAAGCAACTAAATTTGTATTAGAGGATATTGAAGAATATGCATTAGGGTTATATGCATTTAAATTGGTAACTGATAATACCTCTACAATATCATTTAAGGCGGCAGCTGATGTAAGGGTTACAGTATTTGAGCCTGATGTTGTATAATCTGTTCCACGAAGTAATAATAATCCGTTAAAATACACCTGCTCATACCCGTCAACAAATGTCTGTGTTGTTACAAATGCTGTTTGTCCACCAGTTGCGGTAAATGACTGCCTGCGAATAATATTAGGATCAAAGGAATCTGAATTTGAATCTGACTCTATCCATATGTCTCCTGTTGCAGGAGATGATGGAGCATCTGCTTGATATTTAGCACCTTGAACTAATGATGATAAAGTGGTTGGGGTATATGTGGTACCAGCAGATGAATATAATACTTGACCAGCAGAGGGGGATGTTGTTGTTCCTGTTCCGCCATATTGTGTTGCAATATATGGGGTGGAATCTATGACGTTAGATGAATCGGCAATTAAAGGGCCAGCAGCCCCAGCAAGCCCGTTGATAACGAGCTTATTTTTAACCTTAAAATTCTTATCTGCCAATTCGGTTCACATTTCCCCTATTGATATAAAACTATTATATCATCGCTTTATTCTTTAGGTGTTTTACCCTTTGGGCTAAGATCGGTAGATTTAAGAAGCTTTACTTGTCTATCTGATACGTATCCGCCTTTTTCATCTAATTGTTGAGTGGCGGTAGCCTCATCATCCGCCAATACCTGTATTATCATTTTTACTTCATATGTATAGCACTTTGTATTCACGTTGTATCTTTCTTTTGGAAATATAGCGTAGTTGCTATACTTATTTTGCATATCTGATTATTACTAAACCACTACCGCCAGGCAATCCACCACTGTTGTATTGAGTTCCACCAGCACCTCCACCTGTACCTCTAGCTCCAGCCTGATTCATTCCATTTGAACCTCTTCCATTTCCACCGCCACCAAGGCCACCAACTCCAGCAATTCCAGCATTACCGCCACGAGAACCTCCACCTCCACCACCAGCATAATAACCTTCAACACCAGTTAATGTTGGCACTGATAATGCAGTAATTGCTACACCTATACCACCATTTCCACCAATATATCCAATACCATCTGTAGTTGGAGCATTTGCTCCAGGACCTCCTGCTCCTCCTCCACCGCCGCCACCTGATTCATAAGTTCCTGTATTTCTATTATTGCCACCTTCAAATCCTTCGTTTGCGGTACCTCCACCACCAACACCAACTGCGACGTTTGATCTAGTTCCAGCACCTCCACCTGAGCCACCACCACCACCGCTACCATTACTGTATGCACCACCAGCTCCACCACCTGATGAAGTTATTGAACTAAATGTAGTGTTATTGCCTGATGTTCCTGAGATTGAACCACCGCCACCGCCAGCGCCGCCAGCACCAATAGTTACTGAATAAGCTTGTGAAGTTAAAGATAGTGGTGATTGCAAACTTCCCCCTCCCCCTGTTGCTCCAACGCTAGAACGCAAACCTCCTGCTCCTGAACCCCCTGATCCTCCACCACCACCGCCAGCAATTACTAAGAAATCACAAGTTAATGATTGTGATGGAGTGAAGGTTGCTGATGAAAAGAAGGTATGATACCAATAATTAGAGTCTTCTGTAACAACACCACCAGTTGCTTTAGCACCACTAGCAATAGTATTTGATACTCCATATAAGTATATTGCACTGTATTGTGCAAATGTTCCTCCTGCATTTTCAGGCGCAAATTGAATAGATGTCACTGGTGATGTGTTTTCTAATATACCAGAAAGTATAGCTAATGGCGCAGATGATGCATTATTACCACTTACGCTATCCATAGAAATAAATTTAAAATCATTGGATGTATAATTAGGAATATAAATTTCACCATTACCAAATGCACCTTCAGTCATAGCAGATGAATTTATTTGAGAAAATAAAGCAGTGTTGTATCCAGCACCATAAGTAGAATGATTGTCTGATCCAACAGAAGATCCGTCTCCTAGTAGTCTTCTCCATTTATAATTAGTTGATGTATTAGAGTTAATAGTAACTCTAACAGTTGATTGTGTATTGCTATGTTTTAATGAATATTTAACAATTAAGTCAGTGTATGTTTGAGGAATGTTAGTAAGCTCAATATTAGCTGCTCCACCAGCACCAACAATTACTTTATTTATTAATTTCATGTTATTCATTATACGGAATACCTCAATATAACAATTCCTGATCCACCATTTCCACCTGCTCTTGTGTTTGATGACTGATAATTTCCACCACCGCCACCACCACCTCGTGCTGCAGTTCCATTTCCTCCAATTGCGTTGAAACCAGCGCCACCATTACCACCGCCACCATTGCCACCAGCTCCAGCAGTTCCTGATGCACCGCCACCACCACCACCAGCGTAGGAAATAGAGGATCCACTAATTGCAACAGTAACACCAGCACCGCCAGGACCACCATTTGTAGATGATGGTGGATTGTTTCCTAATGCACCAGCACCACCACCACCAGCACCACAATTAACTGGATTGCCTGCTACAGAAAAATTACCGCCAGCGTATCCTTGGTTTGCAGTTCCTGCACCACCTGATCTATTTGCTTCACGACCACCAGCACCACCTCCTGAACCACCTTCTTGTCCATCAGTTCCGCTACCAAAACTAGCACTAGTTGAATATCCGCCACCACCACCGCCGATTGATGTTTTAGTAGTTAATCCGCTACCAGCAATTGATGAATTTGAACCTTTAGTTCCATTATTGCCATATTGAGGATCGCCATTACCTCCGACGCCACCTGCACCAACAGTAATAGTGTAAGGATTATCAGCAGTTGCAGTAAAAGCAGTTTCTAAAGATCCACCGCCACCAGTTGCAGTAACTGTTGAGCGAAGTCCACCTGCACCGCCACCGCCTGAACCATAATCTTGTACGCCTCCACCACCGCCACCGCCACCACCAGCAACTACTAAATAATCAACTGTTGTTAATTGTTGTTGTGGAATAAATACTCCAGTAGATGTGAAGGTGTGGTACCAATAAGTACCATCTGTTGTTACAGTATCTCCACCGTAAGCTTTTGGCGAACCAGTGATAATACCATATAAATTAAAAGTAGATCCTACGCCAAAACTACCGCCAGATTCAGCAAAAATATCTATTGATGTAATAGCACTTGTGTCTCTCCACATATTTATAAAAGCGACTGTACCTCCACTACGAGCATCACCGCTTCTACTTAAAACTGTTTTAAATGTTGTAGTTTTTGCATAATTTTGAATATCTGCTTTAGTTAATGTACCAGCAGTCTGTAAATTATTTCCAAATCTTGCATATGTTTGGCTTGTTCCATTATTGCTGGCAGCAACTGTACCAGTACCAGCCATTTGAATGTAGGAATAGTTAGAGTTTGTATCTCCATTAAATCGCATAGATAATGCAACATCAGCACTTGGTGCTTTTGTCCAACAAACTAAAACTAAATCGGTATATGTTTGTGGTATGCCACCAAAGCTAACTGATGCAGTAGTGCTAGTAAGTGTTTGTGTAGCTATTGGAGTATAGGTGCTCATTTATTTTCTCCTAAAACATTCCATACAATGAAACCGATGTATGTTCTGAAAAATTTGTACCCGAAGGAAAAATTGTAAAAGAATTTACAGCTGCATTGTTTCTGTAATTACCAGACCATAAAGCAAGGGCGCTATTATTACCACCGTTGGTATCATTTCCAGCAAGTGCTCTTGTAGTTTTAAATTTATTTGTGTTTGCATAATCTAATATATCTATAATTCCAACAGTTGGGGTTGTTGTTCCATGATTAGAAACATACATTTCGCTTGAAGCGCCATAAGCTCCTGCTTGCATATTACTACCATTGGCATATAAATAGTGTGAAGAATATATACTACTACTATCGTTATTAAGCCTAAAAAATGTTCCACCAGTTGCTGCATTAGTTGTTGAAAATCTTATTTGTAAATGATTATAAGTTGACGGAATATTAGAAAATGTAATTGATGAGGCAGAAGCTGTTAGTACTGTTGAAAATAAAGGAATCATTGATTCAACAGCTGGATTAACTATCTCTACAGATGAACTTGTAGTTCCCGCAGATGTGCCGTTTGAATTTGTAGCTGTAATTGTAAATGTATAAAATGTATTTAGTGTTAATCCTGTAAATGTATATGGAGATGATGAGGTGGTTTGAGTAGTAGTAGATGGAGAAGAGGTAATTGTGTATTGACTAATTGCTGCTCCACCTGTTGCTCCCGCCGTAAATGTAATTATTGCAGAATTTCCCTCATTTGAAACAACTGAATCAATTGTAGGTGCCTGTGGCACAGTTGTTGCTGTAACTCCAGCAGATGCTGATGAAGCAGCAGATGTGCCATATGGGCTAGTTGCTGTAGCTGTATAAGTATATTGTGTGCTTGATGCAAGACCTGTTACTGTAATGGGAGAGGCGCTACCTGTAAATGTAGCTGGAGATGTTGTTGGAGTTGGAGTAATTGTAAAAGTTGATGGTGCCCCGCCACTTGTTGCAGGGGTGAATGCTACAGATGCTTGACCATTATTAAATGCCCGCCCTGATCCTTGATTAGTTGCTGTTACGCCAGTTGGAGATCCTGGAGCGGCTGCAATAGCAAACCATCCTGATGATGTATATTGCTCAAATATATTTGTATCAGTATTATAATATAAATCTCCTGCTGTTGGAGATGCAGGTCTTGATGCTGTCCCGCCTCTTTGATATGCAACTGCTTGTGCTACCCAAGTAGTATTAGTTCCATCTGTTGATAATACTTTACTTGAATTTCCAGCTTGGGACGGCAATAAGGCATTTAAAGTATTTCCAGTAGTAGTTTGTCCAGTTCCGCCCATAGAAACAGGAAGGGGTGCTTGGATATCTATTCCATTTTTTACTTTAAAATCTTTATTAGCCATTAGAAAGTTATACTCCCTGAAGAATTAAATTGATAAATATGTGCTCCGCCTGAAGTTGTATAAGTTGGAGAACCTGTTGTAGAAGCTGCTTGAGCAGAAGCACGAAGAATAACTACACCAGAACCACCTGCACCAGAAAAACTAGGAGGAGTATCCCATCCACCTCCGCCACCACCACCTGTATTTGCTGTTCCAGCAACTGCTGGTGTTTCTTGTCTTCCACCATTTCCGCCGCCACCTAATCCACCAATTCCTTCAGTTACTGTTGAACCAGAAGCTTGTCCAGCTCCACCGCCGCCACCAGCATAATATACGTTTGATCCAGTTATATTAGATTGAATTCCATTTCCGCCTTCTCCTCCATGTCTATATCCATCTGCAGCTCCATTTTCACCAGACTGTCCAGCTCCACCGCCGCCGCCAGCATTCTCTCCAGTCGCATTACCTCCATCAAAACCTTGACCAGCAGTTCCTGCGCCACCAGTTCTGTTTTGACCCCAGCTTCCTGCGCCACCTCCAGAACCTCCAGAGTTTCCATCTCTACCAACTACATTGTTATGATTACCACCGCCGCCACCGCCTATTGAAGTAATTGTTGTTAATCCTGATCCTGATAATGAAGAGTTTTGACCATTATTTCCTTGAGTATAAGTTGTTGTTACTGCAGCTCCTCCAGCTCCAACAGTAACTGTATACACAGTTGATTTAGTAAGAGTTAAAGATGATTCTGCTGCACTATTTCTTCCAGAAGTTCCATAAGATGTTCTAAATCCTCCAGCTCCACCGCCGCCACCTACTGATCCACCTCCAGATGCACCACCAGCAATTACTAAATAGTCAACTGTTACAGTTTCAGCTGGTATTGCAGAATTACTTGCAGAGCTAGATGATGAAGTTCCATTTTCATTTGTTGCAGTTGCAGTAAATGTATATGATGTACCATTTGTCAAACCTGTTACAATTATTGGAGATGAAGCACCTGATGCCGAAATATTTCCTGGTGATGAAGTAACAGTATAGGATGTTATAGCAGAACCCCCTGTTGCACCTGCAGTGAATGTAACAGAAACTTGTCCACTTATATTATTAGCTGTTGCTGTACCAATTGTTGGGGCTTGTGGCACAGTCGTTGCAGTAACTCCTGCAGATGCTGCTGAAGCAATAGATGTTCCGTATTTGCTAGAAGCAACTGCTGTATATGTGTATTGTGTGCTTGATTGTAAACCTGTAATTGTAATTGGCGAAGTAGATCCTGATGCTGTATAACTACCAGGAGATGATGTTACTATATAAGTGGTTCCTGCAAAGGTCCCTGCGCTAAATGCTACTGAGGCTTGTCCATTATTGTAAGCCCGCCCACTTCCTTGATTAGTTGCAACAACTGACGAAGGGGCTGAAGGTGCAACTACAGATGCCCACCCTGTTGATTCATAAATTTCTAAAACACCAGTTTCTGTATTTGAATAAAAATCTCCTACAGTTGGAGATGCAGGTCTACTTGCTGTGTTACCACGACTTACGTGTCCGTTACCTGCTGTGTTATGACTAGAAATAGCTGATGCCGTTTCAGTATCAGTCGCCAAAGATGTGGCGGTAGATAGAACGTTGGCAACATCCCTAGCTCTAGTCAATTAAATTACTCTCCTGGTGTTATTTCAATCCAGCTTGTTGTGTCTTCGTCCCAACGGTACATTTTTCCTTCTTCGACAGGCATTGGAGTTGGTGCATTCCAAAGACATGTCTCTTCATTTAGTACCCATGAGTTGTAAGGTTTTGGTGGGATAAAAGCATCTCGTGCAGAATCGTATGTATATCCGATACCTGCATAATTTTTACGGAATGGAGTTCCACCATTTGTGTGTACTCCACCTTGTGTATTGTAAGATGTTTTAATCCATGTTCCGCCAAGACCTAATGTGTTGGCAAGAAAATCTTGTCCATTGTCTTCTTGTGAATTGTCTACGACTAATACACGAGTAACAATGTTGTTACTATCTATCTCTGCAAAATGTGCCATTTTATTTCTCCTTAAATTACTAGAACTGCTGCTTCTTCGGCAGTTAAAGGTTGACCAGCAATTAATTTATTTTTT